GTTTTCATACGCACGTTCGTCGCTGCCGTAGTCGATATACATCGGCCGGTTGAGCGGCACCATCGTCGAGTGGGTCTGCCATACGCTGCTGTAAATATAGGGCATCAGCTCCGAGCGCATGTGGTACATGCGGCGCATGGCGGCCGTTTCGCGCTCTCCGCTGATCCACGGACGGCGATCGAGCCGCGCGTCCTTGGTCGAATGTACGCGCAGAGCGGCCGAGAGGGCGCCGAACTGCGTCCAGCGCACCGTCAGCTCGGGGTTCGGATCGCCGCGGAACCCGCCGATATCATGCGCCCAGTAGTAGCAGCCCGCGTTGCCGCTGGCAGCCGTGAGCTTAACCTCAAAAGCCAGCATTTCCCAGTTGGCCTGGGCGTCGCCCGAGAACTGGATCGGATGGCGATGGTCGCCCCAACCCGCCCAGCGGCTGTAACCGGCGCCGCGCAGCCCCTTGCGCTCGGTCTGGCGGTAGTAGAGCTCGTTGATCCACTGCAACGACGTGGAGCGGTAGCCGCGCACCTCGGGATAGAGGTAGTTCTGCTGCCAGTCGAGCCACCAGAAATCGACTCCCTGATGCTCGAACGGGCGTATCACGGAATTGAAATAAGCGTTCGCCCAGTTGATGTCGTCCATCCGGAACGGCACGGGGGCCTTGCTTCCGTCCGGATTGATGTACCCCTTCGGGCCGTCATATTCATCAGTCCTTGAAAGATAGTCCTTCACGAAGCGGTCGTAAGGTTCCTCGTAAGGTTGGATTCCGGAAGCCGGATGCAGGTTCAGCGTGGTTTTAAGCCCAAGATTATGAAGATCCTGCAGGCAGTTTTCCGGGTTAGGGAAAAGTTTCTTCTGCCAGGTGTAGCCAGTCCAACCGATCCTCTGGCCAAACTCGTCCTTAGGTGCCTTGTACCTCCTCAGCGACCATGTCTCGTGCCAGTCCATATCCAGAACCATCACGTCGATCGGGATGTCCAGCGAGCGGATCTCCTTTCCAAGCCCCACGAACTCGAAGTCTGAATATTGCCAAAAACGGCACCACCAGTAGCCAAGGGCATATTTCGGCGGCATAGGAATACGACCTCCGATTCTGGTGAAGTCTGAGACGGCGGCCTTGTAGTCGTGACCGTAGGCGAACAGGTAAAGGTCCTGACGATCAGTCGAGTCACGTTCGGCAACCCAATATTTCCAATCGGAATCGACCGGCACAAACACCTGTCTGTCAGACTCATCCATGACGGCCCAGCCGTCCCGCGAGATGACTCCCTTGTCGTAAGGTTCCTTGGTCTTGGCACCGTCGCAACCGTCCAGCGTCCTCGTCGTTCCGAGCAAATTGCCGCTGTCATCCATCCCCGGATGCCAAGTCACTGTCCTAAAGCCTTTTCTGGCAGCAGGATCCTCCATTCGGAATGTCACATTCAAATTATTCTCATCGAATTTGTCATTTCCCGAATATGTCAGCGTGATGTCCTGAGTTTTGATTGTCAGCTTCTTGCCGGACCTTTTCACTGTGTAAACCGGTACCGGCAGTTTCCTGTTGACAACGCCAAGGGTAGCCCTGTCCTCGAACTTTCCGTCAGCAGCCCACTCCATTCGCACCAGCCGGCTCTCCAGCACCGTGAACCTTGCGTTGCCCGAAACGACAACCGCCTTTGAATCAGCCACCGGATCATCCCCGGCACTCTGCGCCGAAGCCGAAAACGCCGTCACAACGCACAACGCGCAGACAGCCAAATCTTTCATTATGACACTTCTCATAGCCTGTATGAATATTACAGTACAAATATATTCAAAAAAAACGGGCACTGATTACTCAATGTCCGTGTTAGTAGCGGGGGGAGGACATTTCACGGGGGAATTCGGACACTCTCACCCCCAACTGAAAGCCGTCCAGGGCAGGCGAACCGGGGCGTTTGGCGCAAATTTGGCGCACGCCAAGACTTCTTCCGGACGGTTTTCCTCTCCTTGTTCGCTTATTGTTTTTCATTAACCTTTTATTGTTTGCAAAAATATGCTATGTTTGCATCATAACTCATATAAAAGTTGTTTTGTAACATCAGGGAAAGGTCACGCCGCGAGGTGCGGCCTTTCCTATTGTTTTTCGAGGATGGAGAGGAGACGGTTGATCTGGGCGTCCTTCTCCTTGATCTGGGCGTCCTTCTCCTTGATCTGGGCGTCCTTCTCCTTGATGCGCTCGTCGAGGAGCTCGATCTGGGCGCGGAGGACATCGGGGCTGTCGGAATAATATTGGCGGTTGTCGATGGTGTTGCCGTTATTCTGTCCACTCAATACCACGCCTGAACCGTTAGATATAGAATTATTGGAGGACTCACCCCCTTTATCAAGTACTATCCAATCAAGGGAAATATCAGGAAAATTCTCGATAATTGTCTTAAGTTTATCGACACCTAGACTTTTACCACTGTCAAGGAAGCCCATTGACAGCCCTGTCTTCTGATAAAAACTATTTTTGCTAATACCTTTACTTTCAAGATATTGCTTTATCTTCTCTTTTTCTGTCATAAATTTTCTCTATTTTTATCTTGAAAATCAAGATAATTATCATATATTTGCAGTGTAAACACAAACGATATACAAATGATATACATTCTTAAATGAGCGAAGATAATAATAAAATATTCACAAAACAAATGAGTTATGAGTGCAGAAAAGAAAATGGAAAGGACCTCCGTGGGCATCTGGAGGGTGTTCGCGGTGGTGGTGGCGGTCGCTCTGGCGGCAAACGCCGTTCAGGCAATGGCAGGAAAGGCGAATTTCGCGTGGTGGCATCTGCCGACGCTGATGATTTCGTACACGATGGGTGCGTGCGGAAACTGGCTCCGGAGGCTGTCAGCCGTCGCAAGGCTTATAATGATGCGATGGCGTGGCTGTTTACCGAGAAGGAAAACCCAGACCTGTGGATGCTGAAAGGCAGCACCACAAGGGACAGTGACGGACATCTTCATTAATATTCATTGGTTATGGAAAACCACGATGTAAACAGGGACAAGTTCCTTGATTTGATGGCAAAGCACCATCTGGATGCTGGGGTGAACGTGGTGAGGCTCTGGAACAAGGCGCAGGAGGGTGATGACATCAGGCCGCTTGCGAGGGAGTTCATCGCTGACAGGCTTGGGCAGTGCCTTGCGGCTTGGGAGTGTGCCGCCGGTGTGTGGAGGAACAACGAGTCCGGAAGACCGGAACCTGACCCGGGAAGATGGGACTGGGATCAGTTTATAGAATATCTGGGAAAGATACTTGAGGAGGATATTGTTTACTGATATGTTGGCACATTACATCATAGAGGTTGCCGCCCTTGCGGTCGTGGCCGCATTGTTCTGGTGTGGGCTGATCAAGGAGTGGAAGGATGAGTGAACCGTAGCGCCGGGCGGTGAAAGGCCGTATTTTTTGGGTGCGCTTAGTTAGTATGACAGCCGGAAAAGACCGGCCACGTACTACAACATCATCGACCAGTGGTACTTCGACACGGTCGAGAAGGCGAGGGAGAAATACTCTGAGCTCCTGGTCACCAGACCGAAATGGGAGATCAGGGCCGAGAGAGAGGAGACTGTCCCGCAAGGGTCAGGATAGCCCGGTTGATGAACTCGGTCTTGTTACCTTGATAGGAAGATAGGAACGCGTCAACCTCGGGGGTGGACTGGAAGGTGTAGGACTTTCCGTGGGGCTTGGACTTGCGGCCCGCGCCGGAACGGGCGCCGCCCCAGGACGGAGACTCGGAAGGAGTTTGTGAAGATGACAGATTTTTGTTTTGCATACAATTTGTGTATTTTTGCAGCACCTACCAAAGGGGAGGCTGATCTCTCAGCCTCCGTTGGCGAACTAGATTGCGATTTCTATCGTGAATCTCAGTTTCCAAATCTCGATCGTAAATCTTGCGGACATACTTTTAAGACTTTGGTAGGTTTTTCTTACTCCCTTTCAAGCGTTTCAGATTCCTCTTTCGCGGCTCTCCCTGAACCGCAATACAAAGGTACGCATTTATTTTGAATTACACAATTATTTTTCAAGTTTTTCTCAATTTATTTCGTTGATTATCAGCAAAATATTCATACAATGAACATCAAGAAGATTTGGGAGACCGCGTCCCAGAAACAGCGGAACGAGCTGATGACTCTGATTGTGATGGACGGGGTGGCCTACCCTACGGCGTACTCGTGGTGCAACGGCAGCAGACGGCCAAAGCCACTCTATCAGGAGAAGATCCTGAAGTACGTGAAGGATGTCTTCGGAATTGAGTCCACCGCCGAAGAACTGTTCCCGGAAAGGAGGTAGTCATGTATGCGGACAAGGATTCAAGAGGTCTGGTCTCGGTGTTCGAGATGGACAGACCTGAATGGTCGGCACTCCGTGGGGCATGCCAAATGGCCAAGCAACTGTGGGAGGTCCAGCTGACGGAGTTTGCCGGGCTTGAAACGGCCAGGATGCAGACTTGGGAGATTCAGCGCAAATGCCACCTTGAGCAGTGCGTAGGTTTCACGAGGAAGCTGATACACGAGATAGACCAGGCGAACGCGAGAGCAAATGACGATTCCCGCCGGGGGTTGTTCGAGAACGTGAACAGCGGCCCCGCCTTAGACCCGTTTGACTTATGATTCCGGATTATGTAAAAGACCAGATCAAGGAGAGGGACATTGTCTCGATCATCCAGGGCGAGGGCGTTGAACTCAGGAGGGAGGGCAGCCGCTACAAGTGCTGCTGCCCTTTCCACGGGGAGAAGACACCTTCGTTCGTGGTGACACCTTCGAGGAACATGTATCACTGCTTCGGGTGCGGACGTACCGGCGACGCCATCAGCTTTGTGATGGAGCGGCGCGGCATGACTTTCTACGAGGCGGTGGAATATCTTGCCGGGAAGCTGGGGATAGAGTACGAGAAGAGGGAGCAGACACCGGAGGAGAAGGCTGCTGAGTTCAGAAGGTCACAGATGATGACCGTGAACAAGCTGGCGGCGGAGTGGTTCATCCAGCGCTACAGGGAGTCGCCAGGAGCCAGGGAGTACATCCTGAAGAGACGAGGGATCAAGGAGGAGACCGTCGAGCTGTTCTGCCTCGGCTACGCTCCTGAGAAGGGCGGGCTGAAACAGTACCTCACGGGGCTTGGCTGGAAGGAGGACGTGCTGCTCGCCGCCGGGCTTGTCAAGAGGAACGAGGATGACGGCACCGTCTACGACACGTTCAGGCACAGGCTGATGTTTCCAGTCTTCTGGACGAGCGGCTACGTGGCCGGGTTCTCGGGAAGGTACATCGGCGACAAGCCGGGTGTCCCGAAGTACCTGAATACGGGAGAGACCGAGCTTTACAAAAAGAAGGGGATCCTGTTCGGATGGCTTCAGGCCAACATGCAGATCTACGCCACAAAGCAGGCCTACCTTGTGGAGGGCAACCTGGACGTGTGCCGTCTGCATGAGATCGGAGTGAAGAACGCCGTCGCCCCTTGCGGGACGGCTTTGACCCAGGAGCAGATCAGCCTCCTGAAAGCCAAGGCCGAAAGGGTCACGATCATCGGGGACACCGACGAGGCCGGTGTCGAGGCTGCGCTGAAGAACGCGAGGATGCTGACGGAGGAGGGGCTTTCGGTCAGCGTGATGGAGCTGCCGGCGGATCTCGGCAAGGACGCCGACGAGTTCTTCCGGACGCACCAGCACGAGTTCGACGAATGCAACCTTCAGAGGACGCACGACTATATTCCTTGGATCTGCGAGAAATGGATGGAGGGAGCCGCGTCCCAGACGGAGAAGGCCGCCGTGATCACCGAGGTCTGCAAGCTGCTGGCGAAGGTCCAGGACCAGAGCGCCGCCGACATGTACAGGGAGGCGTTCACCAAGCGCTACAAGTTCGGCAGGATCTGGACGCAGGAATATTTCAAGGCGAAGAATGACCAGGAGCGCTCCGAGGCGAAGGAGGACGGAACGAAGGAGATGCTCCAGAACTATGGCTTCTACGTCAAGAACAACTGCTACTACGGAGCTTCCAGATCCGGGAACGATGTGAGGTGGAGCAACTTCACGATGACTCCGATCCTGCACATCCGTGACGAGAAGAACGCCCGGAGGATATTCACACTGAGAAACGTCAAGCAGCAGGAGGCCGTGGTGAAGCTGAACCAGAGCGAGCTGGTCTCGTTCACCGATTTCAAGACGCGTGTCGAGACGGCGGGCAACTACGTCTGGGAGGCCACAGCCAACGAGCTCACCTCTCTTAAGAAGTTCCTCTACGACGGCACACCCTCAGCCGACGAGATCAAGCAGCTGGGGTGGCAGAAGAAATGGGGCTTCTACGCATGGGGCAACGGCGGATTGGACAACGGGACATTCAAGTCGGTTGACAAGTACGGGATCATCGACATCAAGGGTCAGAAGTTCTATCTTCCGGGATGCGCCCTCGACACGAGGGACAACACGCAGGGCTATCAGCTTGCGAGGAAGTTCGTCTACACGGAGACCAACAGCGTCTCGTTCCGGGAATATTCCGAGAGACTGATCACCGTGTTCGGGGACAACGCCAAGGTGGCGCTCTGCTTCCTCTTCGCCTCGCTGTTCAAGGACGTGGTGACCTCGGTCACGACCTCTTTTCCCATCCTTTCGCTGTTCGGGCCCAAAGGCACCGGCAAGTCGGAACTGGGACACTCGCTGACTTCGTTCTTCATCGCCAACAACATCGCACCAAACATCAACAACACGACCAAGGCGGCTCTTGCCGAGGCGGTGGCGGAGGTCAGCAACGCGGTGGTGCATCTTGATGAGTACAAGAACAACCTTGACCTAGAGAAGAGGGAGTTCCTGAAGGGTATTTGGGACGGTGCCGGGCGGTCGAGGATGAATATGGACAATGACAAGAGGCGCGAGACCACGGCTGTGGACTGCGGGGTTGTGATGAGCGGCCAGGAGATGCCGACAGCCGACATCGCTTTGTTCAACCGTCTGGTGTTCCTGACATTCAGCAAGACCACGTTCAGCGACCAGGAGAAGAGGAACTACGAGAGTCTGAAGCTTGTCGAGAAGCGGGGGCTTACCCATTTGACGAACCAGCTGCTGCAACTGCGGTCAAAGTTCCAGACGGATTTCCGAAGGGTTTGGGACGAGACGTTGTCGGACATGAATGAAAGGGTGCGGTCTTACAATGTCGAGGACAGGACACTGAGGAACTGGGCTATCCTGCTGGCGGCCTACCGGGCTTTGAGGACGGACATCGATGTGCCGTTTGACAGCGAGGAGATATTCAGGCTTTGCTGCAAGGGTTGCGTGGACCAGAACCAGAAGACCAGACAGAACAACGAGCTTTCGGGCTTCTGGGAGATTGTGGAGAATCTGGTGGCATCCGGACAGGCGTACATCAACATCGATTATAAGCTTTGCGCCGGGGACCGTCCGTTCGCCATCAAGGAGTCGGACGTGCCGTTCGAGCCGAAGCACGGAGTGCGGTACATCTATCTGGCTTTCCAGCGGCTTTCGGCCCTCTATATGAAGGAGGGCAAGGATGTGAACGGGAAGGTGATCCCGAGGGATTCGCTGAAGTACTATCTTGAGCATTCGCCGGAGTTCATCGGTACGGCCAAGTCGATGCGGTTCAAGCTGCTGGAGAACAAGACCTACGTGTCGAGCAATCCGGAGACCGGCAAGAGCCGCGTCACCACGGCGATGGTCTTTGACTATGACGCGCTGAAGGTCAATTACGGAATAGATCTGGACATTTCTACGGACACGTTGGAGATCGGTGACAACCGCACGGCGGCCAGCACTCCCCCATCGGTCACCGAGCCAGCCGAAGAGACCGACGCCGAACTTTGGGAGAAATAGCGACTAATGGAGGATCTTCGGAGATATGTTCTGTATTCAAGGAAGCAGGAGGAGGCGTTCAGGAAAAGGTACGCCAATGTGATTGCGGCCAGGCGGCGGGCGTATGTGAAGTGGCTGCGAAGCCTCCCTCTTCTGGAATGGGTTGACTATCTCGTTCAGGTCTCACCACGAGACTACGAAGCCATCATCGGCCTGATCTGCATCTGCCATCAGGAACGCCTTGTCAGCATCACTTTCACTCCCGACTACCGCCTGATCCGCCGCGATCCGGACACTCCGGAGGAATTGGAAACCGTGTTCGGGCTCTTCCATTTCTAAAATAAATGTAAAATTTCTATTGATAAACTTTGCAATTATTAGAAATATTACTACCTTTGCGACACCAAACAATATGCGATATGAAGTATGATGAATTTCACGACCTTGTTAAGGGGAATGGCTGGGAAAGGCTAAGGCAGTCTGGAAGCCACGTGATCTACAGAAAGGGAAGCCGGACTTACCCAGTTCCCTACCACAAAGGGAAAGAGTTAGGCAAGGGGCTTGAAAACAAGATGAAAAAGGATATGGGGCTGAAATAAGCCCCATATCACAACGATAAAAGAATTGAGTTATGGTTATAGAAGCGGTTATCGAAAGAGCTACGGACGGAACTTTCAACGTCTATTGCAGCAATGAAATATTCTCTGGAGCCGGCGAGACCATCGAGGAGGCCAAGGCCGACATGATGCAGCAGATCAAGTTCTACAAGGAGACTGCGATCGCGGAGGGATTCAAGTACCCCGCCTTTCTTGACGGGGAATATTCCTTCTCCTACAAGATTGACGTGGTCTCATTGATGCAGTACTATGTCAATTCGGGTATCCTCTCATTGGCCGGCCTCGAAAAACTAACCGGCATCAACCAAAAGCAGCTTTGGGGATACATCAACGGAACCAAGCCACGGAAAGCTCAGAAGGAAAGAATCGAATCCGGATTCCGGGCGTTGGACAAAGACCTGAACGCCATATTCGCGTAATTGTTTGGTAGCATTACTTAGTATGGTGCGGCCCTGGGAGTTTCTTCCAGGGCTTTTCTTTTGGGTAAGGGCCAATGAAGATGGTTAATCTTCGTTCGCCCTTACGATTTTTATTGGAGGGAAGTGGGTATGATTGGGATTTTAAGGGCCAATGGCGAAAACTATAAGAAAAATAAGAATATTTGCTTACAAATTTCACCGATGATGGGATTTTCGAGGAAATTGAGGGAAAAGAGGAGAATCGGTGTCATTGTGCCAAAATTCGGCACAAGTAAGACAAATATTTTCATCTTTTTTCAAGTAGAATAAATGTTTATCTTATGTTATCTATTGTAATTCTTCAATTAATTGCGTAAATTTGGAAAAATGATTTTTGCTGAGGAAACGAAAAAACCCAACTACACTAACTACACTAACTACACTTGAAGTAAATCAATGAATATTAATAAAATAAGGTGTAGTTGCGGTGTAGTTGGAGAACTACACTCCAACTACATTCAACTACACTTGGGCAGTCTCCAACTACACTAACTACACTTTTCGAGGTGTCAACTACACCTCGAAAATAGCTAACTAATTGATAATCAAACACAGCTTCAAGTGTAGTTAGTGTAGTTGATGTTTTTGCGAAAAATGTGTCCAAAATATTTAATGAACTGCGAAATGCTCGATGTCAAATTGAAAGTGGATTCGCCGATGATGGCGGATTATCTGGCTTATCTGTTTCCGCCGGAGAGGCCAGGCGGGCCGCTGAAGGTCTATGCCAGAAACAGCCTGGGCAAACTGCTTGTCGCCCATTGCAAGGTGTCGGAGTTCCCTCCGGAAGTGGAGGGTGAGAGGATCATGAACCTTGAGCTGCCGAGCGACACCGCCACCGCCGCCATGAGAAACAAGTTCCTTTATTATGACAGGTACGACACGGCGGCGCTGAACATGGCCGTCTCGGCCTACTTTGACATTGAGTTCAAGCAGTACTACCTCAAGGGCTTTGAGCTTGGCTTCCAGAAGAAGGACATCGTCACGGCGTTCATAGTCTCACGGGGGCTGTTCTCCACAGACAAGTTCGACACACTTCACAAGAGAATCTACCGGCGGGCGCAGCAGACGCTGGACAGACTTGTTGACAAGCTGCTGCAAAGAGTCTACTATTATGACAGAAGCATTAACTTAAAGGGTTTGAAAGATGATCAGAATCATTGACACACTACAGGCTCAAAGCCTGGACAGGCAGGACGGCGTATGGCACAGGCTGGCGCTCATCCCTGCGACGGCCACCATCGAGAGATCAGAGAAGGTCGAGGAGGCCGGCAGACTGGCCACCATCAAGATCAACGCATCTCTGTCGGAATCCTCGGAGGTTCTGCGGGACAACCTTGTCATCAAGGTCGGGTTCTGCCACGGAGGCGGCGAGATCTACGGCTCGGAGGACTTGCCGCTGACGTTCGAGATCAGCGATACAAACATCCTTAAAATCTCCTGCGCCTACCAGTTCCCTGTTTATTAGTGTCCTTTCCACGAAGAAGTCGCTCAGTATCTTTGCGTAAACATTGATCGAAGATGAAAGCTGACACATTCCAACTGGCAAGGGACATCGTGCAGGGGAAGTGGCTGGTCTCCAATCCGGACCGGCTGCTTCCCATCGCCCGCTCATTTCTCAACAAGACACCCGTGGAGATGGAGGTGAAGGCGGCAAGCGTCACCACGGTCTCCAACTCCGGTGCGCTGCCGGAAGAGGCCAAGCGTGTGGCCATCATCCCTCTTCACGGAACGATGACGAAGTACGACAATTGCGGGAGTTACGGCACAACGTTCATAGCTAAAAGGCTCCGGGAGATGGCCGATGACGAAAATGTCATCGGCATAATCCTGGACATAGACTCTCCCGGCGGCAGTTCGTCTGCCATCCCTCCGATGATCGAGGCGATCAGCCACGCGATGGCCGCCGGAAAGCCGGTCTACGCACATGTGGACTGCTGTGCCTCCGCCGCCTACTGGGTGGCCTCCCAATGTGACGCCATCTACATGGACAACGACCTTTCCGAGGTCGGCTCCATCGGAGCCATGGCCGTGTTCATCGACAGCACGGCTGCCAATCCTATCACCGGAGAGAAGACAATTGTCATCTATGCCGAGGAGTCTCCGGACAAGAACTTCGCCTACAGGGAGGCACTTTCCGGAAGGTACGAGGCGGCGAAGGCCGAGCTGAAGCCGCTGGTGGATCAGTTCAGGGATGCCGTCGTGGCCGGAAGGCCTACCATCCACAAGGATCAGGACGGGGTTCTCTCGGGAAAGATGTTCCTCACCGCCGACGCGCTGCGCCTGAATATGGCCGATGCCAAGAAGACCCTTTCCGAGACCATCGAGGCGGTCTTCGCACTCACAAGCGTTTAACCAATCTTTTTCATAATGGATAAGAAAACTCTCAACAATTCCAAGATGGGCCGACTTGTGGCCCGTCTCTTCGGCAAGAGCGAGCTTGACGTCAAGGACGGCAAGGTTTCCCTTTCCGATCAGGAGCGGCAGAAGGTTCTGGAGAACTACGGCCAGGACTTTCTCGACAAACTCGAAAGCATCAACCTCGAAGAGGAGGCTGATGCCGTGACCCTTTTCGACGCGGCTGTAGCCGCCAAGACGGCGGAAGCAACAGCCGCGCTGACAGCTCAGATCGAGAAACTACAGAATGACGTTGTCTCGCTGGCATCTGAGCCGGAGCCGAAACCGACCGCCTCTGGAGCGGAGATGCCGCCGCAGACGAAGGTCTTCAACATCAACATGGCCGCCGTTCACAACAAACTTGTGCGGGAGGCTCTTGATTCCGTCAATCCGTACGCCTTCGCAGCCATGGACGACGCTACCATCGACATCAAGGATCTCAACGCGGAGTTCTCCATGGTGATGCCTCCGAAGATGAAGCTGGAGCTGCTGAACAAGAGGATCTACAACGGATTCGACGACGCGAAGCACATGACCCGCATCCAGTCCAACACGGACTACATCGCCTCCGCGGCCATCATGTCAGAGGTCTCACAGCAGTTCACACCGAAATGGACTCCTAAGGGAACGCCCAATTTCACTCCGATCAGGATTCCTTATCGCCGTCACAAGCTGAACGTGCTGATCCAGCCGGCCGATGTGCTCAAGAGCTGGCTGCTCTATCTCTACGAGCAGGGCAAGACTATGGCGGATATGCCTATCACCCGCTACATCATCGAGAACCACATCCTACCTAAGGTGCTGGATGACATCACCATCTCGATGATCGCAAAGGGTAAGTTCATCGATGCTGGCGTTGTCGCTGACGGTGACGCGGGCAAGGCCGCCAAGAACTCTATGGACGGTTTCGAGACTATCCTTGTGGAGGGCAAGTCCGATGAGAACTGCAAGATCAACTACTACAAGGCGGCAGCCGACCCGATGGCGATGTCGGACTCAGAGCTCCTCGCCTACATCAACGGCTTCGTTGACAGCATCTCCGGACTGTTCGCACACATCGTGACCATCCACTGCTCTGAGCAGCTGCTCACCCGCTACAAGAGGGCGGACTTCGCCGTCAACGGCAAGTACACCGGCGTGGAGAATGACGGAAGCATCCGCTTCACCAACTTCCACCTCGTACCTCTGAAATCGATGTACAACTCCCCTATCATCTTCGCGACCCCGAAGGAGAATTTCGTGGAGCTTGTGGATCTCTCCAAGGCGGAGAACTGCATCGTCAAGATCGAGGAGCTGAACTATGACGTGAAGGTGTTCGGCGAGTACTCCCTCTCTACGGGCTTCAAGATCGCCGAGGCTGTGTATGCCGCCGTGCCTGATGGCTACACTCCTGTCGAGAGCATCGTCTCCGATGTCCCTGACACCGACAAGTGGGAGAACGGAAAGAAGGCTGCTGACAACACCAAGGATCAGGGTTCAGAGACCAACCTGGATCAGGGTCAAGGCGGTGCATAACCAAATAACAAGCGTTAATTATGGCTTACGTAAAATCATCAATTCCTAGACCTGGTGACGGCGCTGGTTGCGCCGCCACCAGAAAATCCCAGATCATCCTGGTAGATGTGGAGGATGTCGATACCGAACCTACACGCGAGGTCGGAAATTGCAACGTGACCGGTGACCTCACCCTGAAGGCCGAGGCCAAGGCCATCTCCATCTATGCGACCGCCTCCTCCATCCAGGTGACGGAAGAACTCTCCGGAGATCCTGACGCGGAAGGCATCAAGACCGGCATCGTGTTTGACCATCCGGGCAACTCGGTCGCCATCAAGAACTTCATCGAGGTGTTCAAGAACCGTGGCGTGATCGCCATCGTGCAGGAGTGTGACGGTACGGATTCCGGTCGCCCTCAGATCATGGGGCGCGTCTGCAACCCGCTCAGGCTCTCACTTGAGACCAAGATGGATGGCGAGGCCACGAAGAGGACACTCACCTGGAAGCAGGCGCTTCCTGACAAGTTCCTCGCCGGCGAGTATTCCGGAAAGATGCCGACAGTCGCCGAGGCCGCGGCCTCCGCTGTGGGAGGAGCCTAACGGATGGCCAAGGGTGACAAGACCAAGGCGGCTGTCAGGAAAGAGACCCCAACCGCCGAAGTCTCAGACGGAGGAGCCAGACTGGTTGTCTGCGCCTACGAGGGTACGGACATCCAGTTGTCCAAAGTCTGGGAGAGGATGACAGGCACAAGGCCTGTTGTCATCACTGTCGGACCGGATGACGACATCCGGGACATCCTCGCAGGAGTCATCGCCGACAACAGCGTCGCCGATGAGTTCGTCCTTATCCCGGCCAACTGCGTCCCATGCGCCCCGATTTCCATCGGGGAGCTATCCTCGCCAATCGTGTTCGTGGATGTCGAGGGCAACAAGGTGTTCGGCGAACGGCTGCCTAAACCGTTCTCGAAAGAGAGGCTGGTGGAGGTGCTTCTCCCCGCCGATGGCCAGACCGCAGAGGAGTTCCTCAGGGACTACTTCAAGAAGAATCTCCACCGGCCGGTCGAGGCCGGATTCCGCTTCGGCAACATCGTCACACCGGTGTACCGCGCAAATCCTTGCGAGCACATTGTCATCGAGGCGTTCGTCCGAAAGAAGTTCGTCTTCGCAACTCCTCAAGGCTATGCGGCCATCACGCGACTGATTGACCAGTACCTGCTGAATGAGTAACGAGATTGACAGATGGATAAGTTCGGGAGCCGAGGTCATTGAGGGACTTCGGCTCTTGAGTATATACGCGCCCAACAGGTGGCTGGACGCTCTTGTCAGGAAGGCTCCGGAGGAATATTCACGGCTTCTGAAGAAGACCTTGCTTCCGTTCGCCGACGGGATCCCGTTCTCGCGGACACTGGCCAAGGGCGGACGGTTCCGGGAGGACTGGCCATTCCTGTCCGAGCCGGACTGTCCTACAGAGCTGAAGGCTCTGGCCGCGGACATGATCTCCTCCTGGCACAACTATGTCAACGCCCACGAGGATCTGTTCAGTTGCACCACTCCGGAAGAGTGCTATGAATGCGCCGAAAAAACAATAAGAAATTTTTCTCAAAATTCAAGTTCTCGCCTTGAATTTCAATACTATAAGGAGCATCACCGAATCCTTGGCAAACATCCGATTTTCGCCTTGACAAAGAAACTGGATAATCTGAGACGAATGCCGATCACCGAGCTAATCCGGAAAAGGCGCAATGTCCAGGATTCCATCTGGCGCGCGGAGCGGGAAATCAAGAAAGGCGACCGCCCTGACCTGAAAGTGTCAAGAGAGGAAAGGCTTTCCCGCCTGAAGATGACGCTCGATGAGATAAACCGAATGATTAAAGAATATGAAGGAACTGACAACCGAACTTCTCGATGATCTTTCATCCCTTGCGGCCATCGGCTGGACTGATGCCGAACTGGCCGGATTCCTTGACATCACAGAAAGGCAATTGGATGTCATCTTGGCTGATCCCGTCACGATAGATGATCAGCGGATCAGCAACGCCATCAAACGCGGCCAGCTGGAGAAGAGGGCCAAGATCGAACTTGCCGTTGTGCGTGGAGCTATGGGTGGCGACGCCGACTCCGTCGAGCAGTTCCGCGACATCGTCCGGGACAAAAGTTTCACCATCTCAAAGCTGGATCTGTTCGGCGGTGCCGAGAAAGAAGGCGCGTTCGAGAAGATTCAGGAATATATTGCTTCCGGATCAAAGGGCAACCTTTCCGACAAGGAACAGATCTACATAGACCTGCTGACGCTGATATATTCATTGGACGGCCAGTATGGCAAAAGGAGGACGATCAAGTTCCTGACCAGCGCCCCTTTCTGCATCCCCTACCAGCGTGCCGCGGACATATATTCAGAAGCCGTGGAGCTCTTCTTCTGCAACCGTAAGGTCTCCAAAGAGGCGATGCGCAACAAGATGGCGGATCAGTTCGACACACTCTATGTCGCTGCGAGGGACGCCGCAAAGACCTCCAAGGACTACGCCGTGGCCGCCGATATCCTCGTCAACAAGGCCCGCGCCCTCCAGCTGGACAGGGACGATCCGGCGAAGCTTCCGGCAGAGATCTACCAGCCGATGTTCCGACTGCTTTCGGCCACGCCTGAGTCCATCGGACTTCCTGCCGCCAACCGCGACGAGCTTGAGAGGCAGATCGAGACGCTGGTCGCTCCGGAGGCGGTCAAGAGACGTCTCAGGACCGACGCTGGCATTGTTGACCTTGACATCGTAAAATACCTTGAGGATGCAAAGGAAGAGAGTTAAGCCCGGATCCACACAAGCAGCCTCCGTCCAGTACCAGAACCCGTTCGCCCAGATCGTGTCGCTGGCCGGCGCCTGTCAGAACCTCAATGTCGTGGGGCGTGGCGGAGCCAAGACAACCGACATCCAGGCCGAAAGACTGCTGGATGTCATCTATGATATGCCAGGAGCGCCCGTGGCCTGGGTGGCCGACACGTTCACGAACCTGAACGCCAACATCCTCCCTTCTGTTCTGGAGGGGCTGGAGCGAAAAGGACTTCGTGAGGGTGTCCACTATGTCATCGAGAAGGAGCCGCCCACCTTTACAGATGCGGAAAAGGCTGGTCTCCCGGACTGGCTTAAGCCACATTTCTGGAAGCCTTTCAACAAACTGGTCTCCTACAAACGCACGATCATATTCTACACCGGCACCAACATCCGGTTCGGCTCCCTTGACCGCCCGGCCACCCTTGCCGGAGCCTCCTACGTCTTTGTCTTCGGAGATGAGGTGAAATATTTCCGGGAAGACAAGATCTCCAACCTGCTGAAGGCAGTCCGTGGCTACAGGCAGGAATATGGCCACAGCGTCTTCTACCGAGGATTCAGTTTCACCACCGATATGCCGGACACCACGCACATCGGGGAATATGACTGGATCCTGAAATATGCCCACAATATGGACATCCCGGCCATCGTGCTTGTGCTGAAAGCCGGCCTAGTCTATAACGAATGCCTGCACGAGGCTGCCGCCGCCAAAGACAAATGGTTGAAGACCCACAGCGGCGAGGATCTTAACATCTACCGCGGCAAGTGCCGTGTGGCCGAGCAGTGGAAGGCGAGGTGGACGGAACTGAGGATGAGGAAGGAAGCCAGAACGTTCTTCATGCTCGCATCCTCGTACATCAATGTGGACATCCTCACTGAGCAATGGTTCGGGGATGCCATCGCTGGTAAGCTGCCTGACCTGAACACGGCCATCCTGTCGATGCGTCCGTCCCTGGAATCCGGCGACCGCTTCTACACATCCCTTGCCGAACGCCACTTCTACTACGACGGCACGGATGAGGATGCCTATGACGGTTTCGGGCTGCTGGATAGGGAGGATTGCAGGGTGCTGAAATATCTCGATATCGACCAGCCATTGATGGCGGGAGTGGACTTCGGGAATATGTGTTCGATGTCCATCGCCCAGAACGACATCGAGAAGGGTCGCGCGTGCATACGTGTGGTGAAGTTCCTCTACACTTTGGCTCCAGAATATGTCCCTGACCTCGGAGAGAAGTTCCGCGCTTTCTTCGCTCCGATGAGGAGCAGAACCCTGATGCTGTACTATGACCGCGCCGGCAACGCCTACAAGTCGGTGGGAGAGGATCAGGTCAGCAAACTCAAGAAGTCCATCGAGTACGATGGGAACGGTCGCCGCACTGGTTGGACGGTGCAGCTGATGTCCATCAACCAGGGCAACATCGGCCAGCCGGAGGAATACTCGTTCATGCAGGAGATAATGAGCGAGCGGAACCCGAAACTGCCGGTGATCCGCATAGACGCCTACGCCGCCAAGAATCTCAAGCTGTCGCTGGAGAGGGCGAGGACTGCTGTGCGGAATGGTGTCGTGTTCAAGGACAAGAGAAGCGAGAAGCTGCCTGTCGAGCAGCTGCCTACCGAGTCCACCAATCCGTCGGACTCGTTCAAGTACCTCGTGATGACCAGGCAGCTTCGCGGCCTGGCAAGCGGGAAGACGATGCTGCCGTCCGCGGCTGTCGATCCGAAGGCGGTCGGAAAGAGTAGCCGCTGACACACCCGCGCGCCATATATCACTCCGGAACGGAATCGCAATTGCGATTCCTCGGCAGGGCGGCCCGGGGTCTTCTTCGACCGAAAAAGGCACCGTTTCGCGCCATCGGAACGCAAAATCCTGTATTTCACTCATTTGACGGGAAAATATTCATAAAAGTGTCTTTGATTGCTGTGCTCTCAACGGTTTCCGCTGCCGTTTTGGGCTTCAGCGCGCGCTTCAACAGAAGCCCCGGCCACCATGTTCCGGTTTTCCGGACGCACCCGGCGGCCTTCTCCGGTGTCCTTTATCCAGGCGTGGCTGACGCTAACTTTGTGATATGAACGTATATGAAGCACTGGCCGAGATGAGGCGACTGTCCGAGGAAGACAGGAGCTTCAGTTTCTCGTTCATGTCCTACAATCCATCGAAAGGCACGTCCGACGGCATCGTCTACGTCCACCGCGGGATCCTGCGGCACAGGGAGATGAAGGAACACAACAGGAACGCAGATCTCATCGAGGGGTACATGGATCTGGAGACCGGAGAGCCGCGGCGTTTCTACCAGCCGCTTCTGATGACATTCAACGGACAAAAACTGATACTAGTATGAGCAGAATCGAGAAGATATCCGACCACACGTCCGTCCTGCGGCTGAACGACGGACGGGCTTTCGCGCTTTCCAACAGGGTGGACAACAGCCTTGACTCCGTGTTCTGGATGGCACAGCAGAGGAACTGGGAGCAGCTGCCCCAGACCGTCTGCGGACAGAAGATCGTGCCGTTCGGCCACGACAACAACCTCCCCGTCCACCTTCGGGACATCCTTGACGAGAACAACCTCGGACCGGGAATCCTTGAGAGGCAGATGGGGCTCCTCTACGGGCAGGGCGTGTTCCTTAACCGGCTGGCTTACCAGGAGGGGAACATCGTGCATCACTGGGAGGAGGACAGGGAGATACAGGCATGGCTGGACAGCTGGGACTATGTCAGCTACATCAAGGGATGTATGACCGACTATCTGCACCTGAAAGGATTCTTCGACGCCAAGTACCTTGAGAAAGGCAGGAGAATAGGCAGGGAGCCACGGATCGCCTATCTTGAGCATATTCCATCCAAGAACGCAAGGCTGGAGTGGACGGACAGCCGGGAGATCAAGGATGTCAGGCACATCGTCGTGGGGGACTTCGAGCATTCCTGCGTCGGTACCGGCGTGAGGGTCTATCCGGTCTATGACAGGAGGAATCCGGGACGGTTCGGAGCCTCGGCTTCGTACAATCACACATATTCATTCGCAAGGGATTTCTACGCCGTGCCTCAGTACTGGGGAGCGCTGCGCTGGATTGTCAAGGGTTCCGAGGTACCGACCATCTTCAAGTACGTCACGGACAACGGCATCAACCTAGCCTATCTGGTGAAGGCTCCTAAGGAGTACTGGGAGGAGAGGCGCGACCGTCTGAGGATGGCAAACCCGACGTGGGATGACACCAAAATCGAGAACGAGATAAGCACCCTGACTGATGAGCTCCTGCGCCAGATGCAGGACGTGCTGAGCGGAAAGGAGAACGCCGGAAAGTTCTTCTACTCGCTGGACATGCCTTCGGAGAGCGGAACAGGGCGGGTGTCCTGGTCCGTGGAGGCCATCGACCAAAAGATGAAGGATTTCGTGGAGGCGCAGCTGAAGATCTCGGAGGCCTCGGCATCGGCGATCACCTCGGGGATGGGTCTTCACCCGTCGTTGTCGAACGTGATGGTGAACGGCAAGCTGGCATCAGGATCTGAACTGTTGTACGCCTTCAAGCTGTTCCTGCTTTCGGACACGGAGATCGCCTCGCAGACGATTCTGGAGCCGGTCAACCAGGCGATAGCGTTCAATTTCCCGGGCAAGGGACTGAAACTTGGGTTCTTCCACAGGCAGTTGTCGGCGGAGGATGCCCTTACTTCCTCGGCCAGGATTAAAAATCAGTGATTATGACGGATTTGTTCAACAGAAATCGGGACGGTTCCAAGGAACTTGAGGATCTGACCGGCCAATGGTACGCTTCCTCTCCTTTCAGGCTGATCGAGACGGAGATCCGGTTCGCCACCGATGAGGTGGCGCGGCTTGTGAGTCAGGAGGTGGTCAAGGAGGCCGCTGAGGCTTACGATGAGGATGAGAAGCCGGAACTTGTAGCCGCTGTAAGGCTTCCGGTGGCGTGTCTTGCGTTGATGCGTTACGCCAAGCTTTCATCCGTGTCACACGAATCTACCGGACGGAAGGTCAAGATCGATGACAATGAGAGAAGTCCTTACGAATGGCAGATAGACAGGGATGACAGGGCGATGAGGGAGCGGTATTTCAGGGCTCTGGACGCTTTGTACACCTACTTGGAGACTTCCGGCAACGAGAACTGGAAAGCATCGGCCAAGAGGACGATGACGGGTGAATCCATTGTCAGGAATATTCAGGAGTTCGAGGCTGTCTATCCCCTCGACGGGAGCTACTACGTCTATTATCTGCTCCAGGCGCTTGTGATTGAGCGGCAAAGGGCGGTGATAGGGCCGTTCGCGGGGGATAAGTGGGCTTCCATAGCCGACGGCTCGGCTGACGAGAGGGTGCTCTCGCTGGCCAGAAGGGCGGCCATTCTCAGTGCGGTGATCGTGGCTGGGACGAGGTGGAGCCTTGAGGTGTTCCCTATCGAGATCGCAAGGCGGTTCTCCCCTACCTATCAGGGCAACAAGTCCAACCGTGTGGCCACGATGGATGAGATCGACTGGTACGTCGGCAATCTGAAAAGTGAGGTCAAGGACGCTTTGACGGATTTGTCGGCGCTGATCAGCGAGGAGAAGGTGGACCCTAAGCTTTTGCCTGTGAATGACAGGAGGAACAAATTCTTTACCACCGAGTGATGAACACGATTGAGGTTTTCGAGACCGGTAAGGTCGTGCAGGTGCCTGGCTCGTGGAGTGAGATGACTCCGAAACAGGTGCGGGAGGTGTTCAGGATCTTCGAGTGGTGCCTTAGGCGTGGGGAATCGCCGTTGGACTTCAATGTGAGGGTCTTGTGGATGCTGCTTAGGGTACGGAGAACTGTCAAGGGATGGTTCACGGACATATTCAATGGCTCTTCTTCTGTCAGGGATGAGAATGTCTATCGGATGTGCGAGAGGTTCCTCGGATTCCTTTTTTCGGAGGAGTCGGCTGCGCTGACGTTTGATTCGGTCGCCAATCCGATGCCGGTGGTGCGTTCGGGGCTTGTTTGGCTTCACGGTCCGGGGGAACTGCTCCAGGATCTGACGTTCGGGGAGTTCAGGCACGCATCCGCCGCAATCAACAGGTTTTTCAGGAGCCACGAGCCGGAGGATCTGGATGAATGCATCGCTTTCCTGTACAGAAGACGTTGCCGGAAGGCCAACAGGGCAGGTCGGATGGTGCCGGATGTGGACCAACGGAATGCACGTGGGCATATTCATAGAGCGTCGAGGTTGAAGGGGTGGCAGAAGAATCTTGTGATGATGTGGTTCGCGGCTTGCTTGAAGTACCTTCAGTCGGGTGTTCTGGAGATTAACGGGGAGGAGGTTGATTTGTCGAAGCTGTTCGCCGGGGATGAGAAAAGTTCGGGGATAAGCTTCGGGTGGAATGATCTGTTGGTCGAGGTGGCTAAGGAGAACACGCTTGGCAACATTGACAGGGTGGATGAGGAGCCGTTGTTCTCGGTGCTGTCGATTATGTGGCATAACTATAAGGAAAGGAAGAGAAATGAGCAGATTATCAAGGCTTCAAAGGCTCACTGAGTACCTTGCGGGGTTGAAGATCCACTCCTGCCGGTGCTGTGGGCACATAGATCCGATTTGCACGACCGCGCAGTCGGACGCCACTTCCAAGCTGGCTCATCTTTCGGGTGTGCAGGTTCTCGTGGCGCGTCCGGAGGTGCATCAGCGCGGGGATTCTGACACGTTCCGGGAAGAGTTGGGGACGGTGATCTTCGTGTTGGAGAAGGGGCTTGGGCTGGACAAGACGGAGGAATCGGAGAATGAGCAGTATTCACGGCTTCTGGAGATTGCGGATCTGATTCTGGCCTATATCGCCGAGGAGACCTCAAGCCAGAACTGCCGTCTTGTGACGGGTTTGGCGTTGGCTTCGGTGGATGTGGTTCCGGAGGCAAGCGTCTTCGGCGGCTGGAGCGGGTACAGCATCGAACTATCATTTGAGTGATGGATGTCAGGGCGCGTTTCGTTAGTGAGATCCTTCAGGATGAGGGACAGAGGCTTCTGAGGAATCAGGGCAAGGCCATCGAGGCAAGGGTCAAGAAGCGTTCCGGGCGGCTGGAGTCGTCCAGAAGTGTTTCTGTTACCGGCGGCAGCGTCGCTTCGGGGACTTTGACGTTCGTCCACGTGGCCTACGAGCGCTTCCTGGACATGAAGCGCCTCCAGCGAGGAGACCAGCCCGTCAAGAGCAACCGCAGGATCCACAACCGCTATGTCTTCGGCGCTTTCGCCTCCATCGCCGAGCGCCTGATGTACGAGTTCACGGAGGATGCCGTCGCCCGGATAAAGGCGGCGGATCAGGGCAAACAATAAACAATTATCTATATGGCTAAAAGAATTACGGATGAGGATCTTCGGCTGAACCTGATTGTCAACGGGGATGGCGGCAGGAAGGAGATGCTTGCGCTGGACAGGCAGATGAAGGATTTGCAGAGTTCGACCAAAAGGACCAGGACTGAACTCAAGAATCTTGAGAAGGCTGGCAAAACCGGCTCACAGGAACACCAGAACCTGACGAAGACCCTGAAAGACCAGGAGAAGACCCTGACGGAATGCCGGGAAAAATACAACAAACTCAGGGATGCCGTTTCCCTTGAGAACAAGACGCTGGCCGAACTCCGCAACCATCTGAAACTGACGCAGACGGCTCTTAGCAAGGCCGTTCCCGGGACGGAGAACTGGAAGAAGCTTAATGCCGAGGTCCAGCAGACCAAGGCAAGGCTTAAAGAGCTTACCTCACAGTCCGGGCAGACCAGGGGTGCGCTTGAGAAATTGTCAAGCGTCAAGGCCGGAGCTTTGGCGGCATTCGCAGCTATCGCCGGGGCAGTCAGAGGCGTGGCAAGGGCGTTCCAGAAGATAGTGGACTTCGAGCAGGCCAACGTCAACCTCTCCACTATCATCGGCAAGAACGTCAAGGACATCGAGGCGCTGACATATTCGGCGATGGAGCTTGGACGGACCACTGAATACACCGCCTCGCAGGTCACGCTGCTTCAGACAGAACTCGCGAAGCTGGGTTTCAAGGAGGGTGCGATCATGCAGATGCAGGAGTCCGTCCTGCACTTCGCCACGGCCATCGGGACCACCCTCCCGGAAGCGGCGGCGATGGCGGGAGCGACACTGAGGATGTTCGGGCTTGATGCCAAAGACACCACCGACACCCTCGGGGTGCTGGTGCAAGGAGCCAACAACAGCGCGCTGAGCTTCTCCTACTACCAGACAGCGATGGCCACGGTCGGACCGGTGGCGAAGACATTCGGTTTCTCGCTCAGGGACACGGTCGCCCTGCTCGGCACACTGGCCAACGCTGGGTTTGACGCTTCTTCCGCGGCCACTGCCACAAGGAACATCCTGCTTAACCTCGCGGACTCAAGCGGCAAGCTGGCGGTGGCCTTAGGCAAGCCTGTAAGCACATTCCCTGAACTGATGTCCGGGCTGAGACAGCTGAAGGCGCAGGGAGTTGACCTTAACACCACGTTGGAACTGACCGACAAAAGGTCTGTCTCCGCCTTCAATACGTTCCTTGACGGAGCGGACGCTGCCTTGGCTCTGAGGGATTCGCTTGAGGATGTCAACGGCGTGCTGAAGAATACAGCCGAGGAAAGGGTCAACACGGTCGAGGGTTCCGTCAAGCTGCTCCAGTCCGCATGGGAGGGGCTGATCCTCTCGTTCAAGGATTCGACAGGTCCGATCAAAGAGGTGATTGACTGGCTGACGAAACTGATCGAGGTAACCTCTGATCTGGTGTCATCTGGGTCAAAACAGAGTTTCTACAAGGATTTTTCCGAGGATTTTGCCAGAAAACTTGAAGATTTTCACGGCAATGAGGAGGTTATGAAATCCTACATCAAAGAAGCCCGCAAAATATACGAGAATGGATTGTCCCAAGCTCAGGCGACTTACGACAATCAAAGCGGCTTCAGTCGTTGGTGGCACTACAGCGGTGATAAGTTGAACATAGCGAGGAACGCCCTCGAAGGATTCGACCTCGCCGCCGCCCAGTACCAGAATGCGTCCGGTGGCGGAGCCGCCTCCTCTTCCTCCCCGTCGGGATCAACACCGCCATCAAACCCACCAAGCCTCCAAAATCCGCAAAAAAACAAATCCCTCTGGTCATTGAGCAATGACGAGGCGTTCCTGACGGCCAAGGCGGAACTGACAAGGCGGTACAACGAGAAGGAGATCTCCTCACAGGAGGAATATGACGAAAGGATCTATCAGCTGGAGGTGGCGACGCTGACGGCTCGGCTGGCGGCTCATAAGGATAAGGGGGCGGACAGAGCCAAGATCGAGAATGAGTTGCAGGAGAAGATCAAGAAGCATTCGGAGGATGCGTTGAAGAAGCGGCAGGAGTACGAGAAGAAGGCGGCGGATCTGGCCAAGGAGGGAACGGCGATCATCAACGAGGTGGAGACGGACAAGACCAAGGCGGCGATGGATGGTGAAGAGGTTCGGTACCAGGCGGAATTGAAGAAGTTCAAGGAGACGCAGGTGCTGTACGAGAATCAGGCGGCGGTGCTGGAGGCTATCGAGAAGAAGCATCAGAATAATCTGATGAAGATTCGGATGGATGCGGAGGCTAAAGAGATGGCTAAACTCAAGACCGCACACGACTTGAACAGGCTTGAGATAAAAAACGAATACGAGCAGAAGATGTCTGCTTTGCCTGTTGGTCCGTCAAAAGAGAAGTCATCGATGCAAAGATCAATGAATGCCGATTTAGTTTCTTCCGACCTCGCATATTTGGAAAATCTCAAAACCGAACTTAAAAAGATCACTGATAGCGGAGAATTTGACGGAGCGGTAATCCCAGAAGAAGAGCTGAATAAATACAAACTGCAACTCCAACAGACTATTGAGAAAATTACCGAGCTCAAAAACAAGCAGAATGAGGACACCGCAGGGGTTTTCGCCGGTACGGGAAAAGGTAGCCTGTTCGGCGTGTCGCAAGAGCAGTGGGATCAGTTCTTTGCTAATCTGTCTGATGGAAGGCTTAAAGCGGAAGATCTAGCCAGTGCCTTGACTGGAATGGGAGGGCTTGCGCAGGAAGGCTTCCAGCTGGCAAGCAAGGCGATCGAGCTTACCAACGCCAAGGAAAACAAGGCATTCAACGAGTACAAGAAGAACAACGAGAAGAAAAAGAAGGATCTGAAATCCAGATATGATGCCGGATTGGTGTCACAGGAGCAGTACAACGCGAGGGTCGAGGAGATGGAAGCAGAGGAAGAGGCAAAGCGCGAGGAGATGGAAATCAAACAAGCAAAGAGGACGAAAGCGCTCAATCTGGTGCAGTCCATCATCATGACGGTGGCCCTGGTAGTGGTGCTGGGCTTCGGCGTGGCGCAGGCTCCTGCCGCGATCGTGGCCGCTTTCGGGGCGGCGCAGACTGCATTGATCGCGGCGCAACCGATCGGTGCGGAGGAGGGCGGCTTCGTGAACACTCGCCGGGCTCAGGACGGAAAGGCCTTCAAGGCGCGGCTCTCACCTGACAAGAGAGGCTTCGTCTCCTCCCCTACCGTGCTTGTGGGTGAGAACGGCGGTGAATATGTGATACCGGCTGACGGACTGAGCAATCCGACTTTGTTGCCGTTCGTGGCGACGATGGAGGAGGCGCGGAAAGCGGGGACGTTGAAGAGTCTGAACTTCGAGGCGGTCTATCCTGTGGGAGCCGCTATCGGCAGGGAAAGCGGCGGGTTCACTGGCACTTCGACAAGCCCGGTGACTGGAATCGGCTCTGGGGCTGGCGCCGTAGTTTCGGCAAGGTCAGCGACCGATGAGAAGTTGCTGGAAGCCATCGAGCTGCTGAACAAAAGGCTCTCCGTTCCGATCAAGGCGGATGTGTCGATGCTAGGGAAGAACGGGATCATCGAGCAGACGGAGAAGTACAACAGGGCGAAACGCCGGAGTACCTACGGCAGGTAGCGAAAGTTTTTCTGCGTTTTTTTCGCAAAACTCTTGGAAATTGAAAAACGAAGTTGCATATTTGTAATGAACTACATATCTAATGGCATCTTTAGCGGTCAAGTTTTTATCCGTTATCGATGCTAACATATTAATAAAGGGATATTTTGCCCTCCGTATGGTCGTCACAGGCGAAAGCGGTGACTGTATCTGGCCGCAAGGCTTTTGGATATGTAGTTCAGACCTTTAGCGGAGGGCTTTTTAATTACAATTAGTCATGAACTACACTAATTCAAACAACGCGGCTGCTGCCGCTGAAAGCCACAAGATCGGGGCTGATTCATTCATCATCGAGACCAGGATTGAGCTGTTCCGGATCGCCGACCGGTTCTCCGAGTGGGAGAAGCGGATGTGCGAGAGCAAGGAACTGCTGATGGACGGAAGGCTCGACAATGAGATCAGGACGATGAACACCGCCTTCTACCAGTTGGACGAGGCTCTGAGGAGGATCATGAACGAGGAGCTGGAGTTCGACATCCTCCGCCACGACACCGTTACGGAGTGATTTTTGCAAGGACTTGTCTGACAATTAATTCTGAATGAGTATGAGAAGGTTAATCATTGCTGTTGCTATAATGCTGATAGGGTTCGGCGGGACTTGCTTCGGACAGACTATTCAGCCGGACACGTTGACAATCTATGGGACATTTCCTGTGTACGGAAGAGAGGCGGAATGGATGGAGGATCAACTGAACATCTGGAAGCCGAATCTTGACTATATTCATAGAAAGAATGATTTCGCTCTTGAAAAGAGAGGGATAACGGTTCTCCAGTGTCACGATGTCCGTTTCACTCATAATAATAAGACTTCAAAATACCCTGATCATCTGTTTTTCGACTTATATGTCAAGTGTATGCCTGACTCTTGCACCATCTATATGACAAATATCGATGTGATTTGCAACCATAAGCCGGGAAGATATATTCATAGAATGTCAACATACGATGACGCTTTGAACAGAAGCGGAGCTTGGCTCAGGAAGAACCGAGTGCTGGCGGATTCCGCAAGGGTATATTCATTGTCTCTGTTCCACGAGTTGAAAGGTTCTTTGGAACGGCATCTGAACAGGCCGCTTGATGTCCAGATGAGACGAATAAAATGACAATTAATTCTGAATGAGTATGAGAAGGTTAATCATTGCTGTTGCTATAATGCTGATAGGGTTCGGCGGGACTTGCTTCGGGAGGAAGTTGACTGATCCGGAAAAACTGACTTTCAGAAAGACATATTCGATGCCAGGAATGACAAGGGATGAATTATACCGCAATACCGCCGGTTGGCATAGCAAGTCACTTAATTTAAGCTTTGGCGGTGTGGTGTGCCAAGACGAGGATAAAGGATACCGCGCACGGTACTACAACCAGCGATTTGGCAATAAACAAGGAGCATTGTTCGGTACGGTCATTCTGTCATTCAGAGATGGATTCTTTGATTTGACATTCACGGACATTTCCGCATTTTACGGGAATAAGGATGTGGATCCTGTATCGACCTGCGATGACCGTTTCAACCGTACCTGGTACTGGAGAGTAACACGCAGCCAAAAAGTCATCGACGAGATACGGAAGCGTTCCAAGGAGATCTTCGAGATGATCACCGCCTCGATGGACGAGTACCTCAAGGTCGGCCCGCCGGTGGAGCTGAAGAAACTCTGACAATCCCGCCGTCCCATACAGCCGCCTCAGGGCGGCTGTCTTTGTTCAGCAAGCCCCATCGAACAAAGTGAAAATCAGCGGAAAGTGTTGGAATTTTGGTCTAAAGTTTGTTCCTTTGTAAACACAAATGATATGCAAACGAAATACACGGAAATCCATGAGGCTTGGGAAAGATGACATATTGGTGATCAAGGCGGTTCTGCTCTACATCCTTACGCATAGTGAGGATGGTAAGAGGGACATCTACAGCCTTATCAAGGCGGCTTACTATGCGCAGCAGAACCACCTTGCGCGGTATGGCACTCCCCTCTTCAAGGACAGCATCTGCGCTTTGCCGTTCGGGCCGGTGCCGTCCAACATCTACAATATTCTGAAAATGGCGCGTGGCGATTCCCGTGTACACGACTACCATAAGGCTGACGACATGCATTTGGCTTCGGATGCCATAGCTTTCGAGAATGAGAGATTTTCAGCGAAAGAGAGACCCGACATGGATTTTCTTTCCCTGTCTGACATAGAATGTCTGAACTACGGAATCAGCAAAGTTGCCGGGATGTCCTTCAGTCAGATCATGGATGACACGCACGGGCAGGAGTGGAGCCGCGCTTTCAACAGTGGCACTTCCCTCAAGGAGATGGACATCATGAATATATCCAAGGAAGGAAACGCCTCTGATGATGCGTTGCAGTACCTGAAGGACTTTCTTGATACTGAATGGTTTGCCAGATCATGATGGAACTGGGAGCATTTCCTGACAAACTCAGGAAGCAGGCGATTGGGATCGGTCAGGTTCTGAAAATGGAGATGTTTCCGGAGGACAGGGTTAAGCCCAAGCAAGGGAAGGACTCCAAACCGAAAAGATTTGTTATCATAGGACAGACTGATGATGGTGGTGTGCTGGCCGCCCTTTTGGTGAACACGCGGATCAATGAAAGCATGTTTGCCCAGATCGCACCATATCAGCATTTGGTCAAAGTTGCTGACAATGATTACCTTGATCACGATAGCTATGTGGATTGCTACACAGTGAGGGAGTTCAGTAGCGAAAGGGTTCTGAAAAGCGCTGAATATCTTGGACATATAAAGGAAGAAGACCTGAAAGAGTGTCTTGACCACGTCCGACAATCCCCGGCCATCAAGCCTTATGTGCTGAAAAAATTCAAATTAGAAGAGTAATCTTGTTGTCCTTTGTGGCCGCCTGAGGGCGGCTATTTTTGTGCCATAAATGGGGAATTTATGGTTAGGATACTGACAAAGGACTACACGGAGCTGGATCTTACGAAGGGGTTCGAGTTCCAGATCGAGATGGAGAACCCGATGCTGGACGAGGAGCATATCCCTTCAGCTTTCAGCACGCAGATCTCGTTTCCGCCGTCGCCGGTGAACAGGAAGGTGTTCGGCTACACTCCGGCGATGTTCCTGGCTCCGAACGTAAAGAGGCTGGAGGCCTCGGTGTGGATCGGCGGCGTGCCTTTCGTGACCGGCACTCTGGTGTACGACGGCATCGAGGACGGGTGTCTGATGTACACGTTCACGGAGAAAGTGGTGGAACTGGAGGGGAAGATCTGGAAGAAGAGCATCCTGGAGTTCGACACGGGCTCCATCCCAAGCCGTTCCGCAAAGTTCTCAACGCCTTTGCTCATAAACAAGAACAACGTGGCTGTTCAGCCATATTCAAAAGCCAGCAGATTGCCAGTGTCAGGGGAACCGGAATATGGTATAGCTAATGTTGACAGTCTTTTGTACTTACAGAAGTATTACAATTATATCAGCGCTTCGGAATCTATAGCTTACAAGACCTTTATTCCGGCTGTGCCGATCAGAGCCATCCTGACAGGATGCCCGGTCAAGATACCAAGCGATGTTCTGCTTCGAAACGGATGGGGTGAATTATCCATCCTGGGAAGATACCATGAATATCTATATGGCGATGTGGTTAAGCCTGGCAGTTCTAAATCAAAGACAACAGGGAAGCCATCGCAATCGGGAAGTTACAGAACGGACATCGCATCGTTCCTCCCCGACATCTCATTCTCAGACCTTCTGAAAAACCTATGCAGTATCTTTTGCTCTACCCTTTTCCACGACGGAAACGACATACGCCTGATCCATAATGGCGAGGTTTTCAGCCAATCCGACATTGATGACTGGACGGATAAGATCAGCGATGGCTTTTCTTCTGAGGAGGAGGCAGCCATGTCCTACAAATTCGGGTTTTATAGCGACTCTACGTCTGATTCAGATGAGTTTGAAAAGAATATTGAAAACGGAGGCGTTGAGTTGATTCAGGAAGGGAACCTTAAAGGTATACTTGAACACTTTACTTCAAAGGAGAACTATTATGTTGTATTAGAAGGAAGCACCGGGGATGTCTATTCTGGAAGGCAATACGATGGAATCGTAAAGAAGCGGTACTCAAGCACAGGAGGTGGTGTCACTGTTGACACAGAAACGGCATACGAATGTGATGTTTTGTTCCAAGGGGCAAAGCCGATCGAGAATAAAGTGAATGACGCCGATGTTTATGACAATAGTACGGTTTTTCTGCTTCCAAAATGTTCTCCTGAAAAGATCTTTTCATCTGATACATTCCGGACCTATAAAATGGCCGCTATAATCGAACCGAATGCCGTTGGTGATGAGCGCGACAACAAGGTTTACATCGGTATTTCCTATGAGGAACAGTTCTTTGGCCATGGTGTATTTCAGCCAATAACACAAAGTGAAGCGATGTTTGTCGGAACGGAAGATCTGACCCCAGGTGGCCTTTGGGACAAGTACCACAAGGCGTTCGCCCAGTGGCTGGGAAAGACGAGGCAGAGGGTGGCCGTGGACGTGAACCTCACGCCTGTCGAGCTGCACAACTTCAGGCTGTACAGACCTGTGTACTTCAGGGGGAGGAAATGGATCGTGGCGAAGCTCTCGGTGACGGTGGCGGCGGGTTCGGACAGGGTCTCCACCAGAGGCGAGTTCATCGAAATCTGATGTCCTTTCCCAAGGATGTTACATGTGGTAATTTTGCCATAGCAAGGGGCTCTACGCCCCGGATAACAGAAGTAATGGAATTTACAGGTAACATACAGTTCGCTGACGAAAGCTCCTGGCTGACGCTGACAACGGAATCGGATGACACGGTGACGATTTCCGTCAGGCTCAACACCTTTGTCCCCAATCAGGAGGTCATGAGTTTTGAGGTGACTCCAAACTATGGCATAGTACGGTTGCCGGCGGGGGAAATACTCAGGGTTCTGAAAGGCAACGGTGTCGGGATGATTACAGGAGTATTCGCAGCCACGCAAGGCACGTCGTCTTGCTCGTACAGTTTCAGTGTGCTGCCTTGCCGGAAGTTCGCCTACAAGTCGCTTGCCGCGACCATATTCACGACAAGGCCGGAAAAATCTCCTGTCCATGTCGGAGCCGAAGACAGACTCTGGTTCTACAGGATGGCGGGTGATGTCTCCACCTATGTCAGATTTAACTATCTTGCCGGAGGCTCATCCAGCAACTACGAGCTCAGTCCCACGTATAGCATTAATCTGAAATATTATGACCTTGACATTTCCGCTGACACGATGCTGGCGACCGCTTCCGCAAAGGGGCTGGACGTGTCAAACATAGTGTCCTATGATGTTTGGATAGAGTGTTCCGGAAGCAAGTCAACGGTATATTCTTTCGTCATCAAGAGGATGCGGTTGCCACTGAAGACGTACAAGTTCCTGGGGCGGCGAGGGACGTATGAATATATTCACGCAACCGGGAAGTTCAGCCGCTCGATAGAGTCGGAGACGCAGGTGTTCGTGAATTCCGGGATAGAGCAGGAGCTGGAGAATGACTATTCGATGACATTCGAGCAGAACTCCGGGCACATCGACAGCGTCGGGATGAACGGGTACTGGCTGGAGTTTCTTGCGGCCAAGGAGAGGTACATCATCGAGAAGGATGGTTCGGAACGGGCTATTGTCGTGGACGAGTTCAAGACATCGCTGACGGATAGGACTGTCAGCAGCATGACGTTCAAATGGCATTATGCAAACCCTAACAACACTGTCATTGACAAAGTGGACATCGACATCACAGGACTTGGCATCCTCGGGCCGTCCACCGTGAACGACGTAAGCAACACGGCGCAGTTCCAGGTGACATATTCACCGTCGAACACGACACAGCGGAGCATAACCTGGAGTGTGGTGAGCGGTTCGGACTATGCGTCCATCGATGGTAACGGGAAGCTTACGGTAAAGAGCAACGCAAAGGGAAACGAGGTCAAGGTCAGGGCGACAAGTACAGACAAACCAAACATCTACGCCGAGAAGTCAGTGAACGTCACCTATTTTTCGGCTGACGTCAGCATCAGCTTCCAGAAAGACAGCATAGAGGTCGAGGCAAAGGCCGGCACCGTGACAAACACGTTCACCACGACAGGACTCGCCAACCTTCGGGTGTCCGCCTCCGGAGGGATGACCATAACCACGGGGCCGTCGATCACCGGTTACCTCATCGGGTTTGCCTATGCGGAGAACACCGGCGACTCGGCGAGAAAGGCCACGGTCACCCTGACTGGAGACAGAACGGACGGCAAGGGGACCTTCTCGAAGTCGTATACGGTCTTACAGAAAGCGGCAACGGCTTCGGCCGAAGACCCATCGTGGGATCTACCGTCTTCATACCTCGGAGAATATCTGACCTTGAATCCTGCCGGCGGCACCTTTGACATAAACATAAGCGATCCGGCGCGAGCAGGCTGGAGGGTAGTGTTCGATAGTCCCCTGACGTTAGAGTCAGGCTCTGCGACAGGAATCGGCCAAGGGGAACTGTCGATCAGATACCCGGCCAACGACACCGGTTCTTCGCGCAGTTTCGAACTTCAACTCAAAAGCGGCGTGAGTTATTTAACAAGATGTGTCGCCAAACAAGCAGCCAAGGCGGAGACTCCGAAAGCCGACCCGTCCTGGAATTTGCCTTCAACCTGGATCATCAACGCCGACGGAAGCAATGCTCCATCTATCCAGGTCGCCGACAACGACAATGTTGGCTGGAGGTTAGTCCTGCCGGATTGGATCCAGACGGAGGGCGGCATGACGGAGGGGACCGGCACGTTCTCCCTGATGACGGCGGCGGAAGGCAACGACGGTTCGGAAAGAACCGCGGAACTGCAGCTCGTCAGCACTGACGGCAACACAACCTACGCCGTATGCAGCGTGACACAGAAAGCGGCGGCGCAGGAACCGTCCATCACATTTTCCATGAACAGTGCCACGGTTAAGGCCACTCTCACTGTATTGACGAATCCGATGTCCTACCAAAACCTTACAGGTTTGAACGCGGCGGTGTCCGGGGAGCTTTCGGAGGCCGCGGCCACCATCGAATCCGCCGCGGTTAAGGTTACTTTCGCACAAAATACCACTTCCTCCAAGCGAGTCGGGACAATCACGGTAACAGGAACCAGAACGGACGGCAAGGGAACATATTCGAAGTCGTTCACGATTGAGCAGTCGGCGGCAAGGGCCGCCACCTGGTCCCTTCCGGCGACGCAAGCATTTGAGGCTGGTGGCGACGGAGCGATTTTCACGATAACAGACAAAGACAGAGTCGGCTGGAGGTTGCATCTTCCGGACTGGTGCCTTGTCAGCGACGGGATCACCGAGGGATCCGGAGACCGCGACACCGACCTGGTGGCAAGGGCAAATGACACCGGCTCTTCAAGAACCGGCACTGTACAATTGGTAAGCGCTGATGGGAATACCGTCTATGCTACTTGTACCGTAACGCAGGAGGCAGATACTTCCATGAATTTCGCCACCGCGCTGACGCTCGACCCCTCGGAGGAACGATAACCAAGAACTCAAGCATTAGATATTAATGAATATGAATTGCGCATACAACGAAAAAAACGGCATTTTCCATGTCGTCAGGGGGAATGATTTCCCTATCAGGATCTGCCTTTGGTCGAAAGGACTGACGTTCGGCCAAGACAGAGCCTACGAATTGGAGGACTGCTCCGAAATAATGGCGAAGGTGGTAGGTTCCGACAGGAAAGTCGCCGTCAAAGCACGGTTTGTCACGACCAACGAGATCAGAGGACTCGTTGAAACCGGCTCTCTCCCGATAGGCGACTATGGGGTGGAAGTCGTTTTCGTCAATGGCTCCGGCATCAAGAAGAGGATACTTCAGCACGGAGTCATAAGGGTTGCCTCATGCAACGATGCTTCCGGGGTTCAGGAAGACAGTTGTATTGTCAATCTCTATGTGGATAAAGAGACATCGGGCGGTGGAGATGTCCCTGATCCCACACCAGGTGAATCCTGCAAGCCTGACTCCGAACTTTCTGAGACCAGTGAGAATTGCGTGCAGAACAGAGTCGTGACAGGAGCCATAAGGGAGCTACAGGACTTCTGCTTCCCGACTTTACTTGAGGCTTCCATCTCGCCGTCTTCGGCAGAATGGACAGGTAACTCAGTAGAGGTCAGTGTATCTTTCAGGGTTCTCAGAAACTCTAAGCCAGTAGTAGCTGACACTGTTCAGATCCAGTTCAACGGCGAGACTAAGACCCTGGAGAATGTAGCTGAGGGCTCAGAAAAATTCACTCTCTCTACTCTGGGCTACAAATCTGGCTCAGTCACTGCTAAGAAGGGCAGTACTACCATAAAGAACTCACCATGGTCTATCAGTGCTAATCTTTATCTCCCAGTATACTATGGATTCTCTAAGGCCACCGCAGGAAATGAGTTGACTATCACTTCACTGACTAAGGGAGGCTCTTCTCTCAATGGTACCAAGACTCTCACCAACGATGATGCTACTAAGTACCTGTGGATCTGCGTTCCTAACACCATGTCAATCAACAAGGTTACATCTAGTGGTTTCGATGTTCCGTTCTTGGCTCCAGTAGAGGCTTCTACTCCACTGGGAACCTACAAGTGCTATCGAACTAAGGATCTTCCTGGTGCTGGCTCTATGACCATTGTTATCTCTTAAAACTTAGAATATCATGGCAGATTATATCAAGATCTATGGCGAACTAAGACGACCATTAGAGGGACAATATGTCACAGACTCAGATCAGATAAAGCACAAAAATGAGACCGTAAAAGAGGTTCTCGATAGACTAGACGGTGTCACCTACGTAGATGTCCCAGAGCTCGAGAACGATTACATTGTTCAGGCAAGCGCATCTCACAAAGAGACTGTCTATACTATCGAAGTGGGAGCAACCATTCATGCTATCGTGGGTGACTCCACCATTAAATGGATGAACGGAGAGGCTCCTGTAACTCAAGCTGATCGCATATACGTGGTCTCAGTGATCGGGTCTCTGGCCGTCTGGGGAGAATTTCCAAAAGCTTAAGCTATGAGTGTATTTAGAGCTCTGATGATGCACAAGCATCAGCCTCTGAGTGAGTTTATTAAACTTATTCCAGAGAACTTAGAATTTCCGGACCCAGAGAGCACTAAAGATCTAACTATAGAATCTAATGCTCCATGGACTCTTGGAGTTAAATACAACGACGAAACACCTAACAAAGGCTAATTTATTAATTTCTTAAAAACCATTAAAAGTATGGCAAAACCGAGTTGGATTAAACTGGGCAAGAGCTCAGGTTCCATGAACGATTCCACAACTGTTACCGCCAGTGAGTACACGGGGCGTCAGCAGAGAGGTGGAACAATCACAGCTAAAACAACTGGAGGTGCAACCGACACTACTTCAGTTTCTCAGGCCGGCAAGGCTGAGTTCATTAATGTGCCGACCAAGACTTACAATGCCGCTGCAAAGGGTAGCAACTCTGACGGTTCTGACACCATTCAGATCACTGGTACCGCAAATACGGCAAACATCAAGGTGGCCGAGACTACTGGCAAGATTATCCCTGGGGCAGCCTACAAGATCCAAGTCAACGCAGTCAACGATGATTCTTGGGATGGAAAGACTGACACGGGCATTGATGACGATCCGGGTAAGGATGCTCAGTTCACTTTCACTATCGACGTCAAGATCCCAGAGAACAAGACTGAAGCTGCCAGAACATTGGAGATCAAGCTTCAGAATGGTAACGGCGATGTTGTCACTGATGCTATCGCCATCATTCAGGCCAAGGGTGTCAAGTCTTATGGTGCTGTTACCCTCACCGTGGGCACTTATCAGCAAATCCCTGCTGCCGGTGGTACCGTTGATGCCCCTTCTGTTTCCTTCTCACAGCCTTGGGGATGGAACGGTAAAACTTCGGGTGGGGGAACCATTACTACCGGTGGCACTGTTGCTTATGCAACTAAGACCGGATGGCCTTCAGCTCTTACCCTTGCCACAGCTACTGGTCAGGTATCTGCTGAATCCCGTACAACAGTAGTTGGAGACGTGATTTCAGGCACTGTAACTATCACTCTCACTGTTAATGGCAAGTCTGCTTCCAAAGAGGTTTCAGTTAGTCAGCAAGCCAATTCCGTTACTTATGCAGTTACGGATGTGACAATGGCTGCTCCAGCTGACATCCCAGCTTCCGGAGGTTCAGTATCTTCTACTACGGTTACAGCCAAGGGTTCACAGACTTACACCTCGGGTTCAGTCACCAGTGATGTTGCCCTCACCAACGGCTCTGATGATTGTACCATCACCTTCAGTAAGGCGGTTTCAGCTGCTTCACTTGGTACAACTGTTACCAACAGAACTAAGAAGGGCACTCTCACTGCTACGGTTACTTGGAAGACTACAGCTACCAAGTCCGCTTCTGTGGATGTATATCAGGCAGCCAACACCGCTACTTACGGTGACATCACCTTTGACTCTGCCGTTGCAACAGAGGTTTCACTCAAGGCTGACGGTACCCAAAGCCGCAACATGACCGACAACTCCAATGTTGGAGCCAAGCAGACTGTCACCTATACTTCGGGTGCTACCAGAACAGAGGCCAGCGCTACTGCTGCGGTTGTCTTTGACCTCAGTCCAAAGGTCAAGACTGCTGCAACTGGGTTTGCTCTCTCTTCTGATGGTATTGTCTCTGTTGGAGCCAACCCTACTACCGAGCCTCGTGGAGGCTTTGTAGTGACAGTAACTGTCACTGGCGAGGGCAGCAAGACTGCTACCAGAGACTTCACGTTCAGTCAGCAGGGTTCTTCTTCTTATATCAACCTTACTCCAGAGAGCCTCACTTTTGTGGCTGCCGGAGAATCCAAGACGCTCACCGTAGAGTCAAACGACAGCTGGACTCTTGAATAAGACTGTCATAAGGTGGGAGGGGGTGAAACCCCTACCATCTTCTAATTTATTCTAAAAAACAGAATAACTATGGCAAAACCAAGTTGGATCACTGTAGTATCTGGGTCCACAGGAAGTGGCTCAGGGACAAGATCACTAAAAGCAAGCTCCCATACTGGAAGGTCAAGCAGATCAGGCTCTATCAAAGGAGTTACCTCTGGTGGAGCCTCTGATTCTGTAATTCTCTCACAGATTGGAGCTGGTGAGTTTATCACAGTAGACAAGGCTTACTATTTTGTCACAGCTCTTGGTGGCACCGTGAAAATCACTGGCACTAGCAACTCGCCGTCTCTGAAGCTGACTAATCTCACTGATTCATCTTTACTTTCAAACTTTGCCCTTAAGGTGAACGGGACGGCCTATTCATGGGATGGGAACGCCTCTCATCAGATATCGGGTGATCCTGGGGCATCTAGCTCTTACACTTTTGAGATCTCCTTTAACGTGGCGGAGAATCAGACAGAGAACTCTAGGGACATCACTTTCAGGCTTCGCGATTCGGGTGATCCCGGGGTTTCTTCTAAAATCATCACTATTACCCAGACAGAAGGCGAGAAAACCTACGGCACTGCAAGTGTCAATATGAGTTATTCTAATTGGGATATAGGCGCAGAAGGAGGTGTTGCCACCCCTTCTTACGAATTTTCAATCCCTTGGGGATGGAATGGCAAAACATCTGGTGGTGGAACTCTTACCCAATCTAATTCTTCTCATTCTGTAAAATATACATATTACACTGATCCTCCTGGTTCTCCTTATAACTGGACCTTAAACGAGCAAACAGGAGAGCTAGTTATGGATTCTCTGGGAAAGAACATCACTGATTCTTATAAGTCAGCCCGTATTAAGATAACCATTATCGTTAATGGTCAGACCTTAACTCATACCGATTTTGTAAGACAGGATCCCAATAAGGTCACCTATACTTTAAGCTCTGCTTCTGTTTCATTAGACGATATCCCAGCATCGGGTGGCTCAGCTGACTCACCAAACTTTATCTCAGCTTCAGGCAAGATTGATTATTCTTCTGGAGAATCCGATACTCCTTCTATAACATCTTCGGATGTTACCATCACGTTGTCTAAAACGGTAAACGGCTCGAATCTTGGTTCAACCCTCAAAGCTAGGACTAAACTTGACACGGTTACAGCCACTATAACCTGGAATGGCTCTAAAGTAACCCAAAGTATTGGTGTATACCAACAGGCCAATCAGGTAACCTATTCATCAGTTAGTGCCGCATCTCCTACTGTAACTATTCCAAAGACGGGTGGGGATGTAGATATAGCCGCTAAGGTTTCCCCGAACCAGACTGCCACCTATACTTCGGGTGCTACTAGAACTATAACTGATTTTACCTATGAGTTCACATCAGTACCAAGTTTGGTAACCATTGATGAGCTTAATCTCAAGGCCACTGTTGGTAAGAACATCACGGGCCTAAGCAGAGATGATACTATTGAAATGAAGATAACGGGCGAGGGAAGCAAGTCAACTACAGCATCAATATCCTACCATCAGGAGTCTTTAGTTATGCCTTCTTGGAATGTTCCTGCTACATTCCGCTTTGACAGCAATGGTCAGAGTGGTCTATCTCCATCAGGCTTGGATTTGAATATCTCTGATCCAGATAATGTAGGTTGGACTATTGAAGGACCTTCTTATGTTGGCAACAGTTTAGTAAGTGACAACCCGCTACCAATAAGTGGTACCGGAAATAAGAGCTTGTCTCTGGCACCTGATGTTAACACTTCTTCAGAGAGAACCTTTGATCTCGTTCTTAAAGCTTCTACTGGAGCTGTAATTGCTACTTGCAATTGTACCCAGGATGCTTCTGCTGAACAAGTTCACACTCTCACTATTACTCATGAAGTTTGTGGTAAGTTGAATGTCGCTTCAGGAGATATTACCCTTTGTGTATCACCATTTGGAACTCTTGATGAGTTTAATGAAGATTATATTGAATTAGGGACAACTGATTATGTAAATGATAGTGATCTTGGTCTATCAGTTGCGCACTCGGTTATAGAACAGCTATCTAGTAAGCTTGATCAAGGTGAATGGATGGATTACAACTATCTCTACTTCTGGGTTAAGAATGGAAGTACCCAAGCTAACGCAGTTCCAGTGTTTGGATCAACTTCTAAGACTCACTTTACCAATACTACTTTTGTGTTCTATGAGTATGACATTATCACTTCTACTCTGAAGAATCAGCTGTTAAACTTTATCTCAGCTTCAGGAAATACAGACTCGATAGATCTCTCAGAGACTTACGGTGTGAACCTGCTTTCTACCCGTAAGATGACCCTTAAGGGCACATTCCCTGTGGCTTTTGCACAAGATCCTACAGGTTATGATATGGAAGCGTTCTTACGTCTTTATTACCATGCAGGAAGCGAGATATGCTATGCTCCGGTGATCCCTATTCAACTCTTTGACAACATTGACACTTCAACCGATTCAAACGGGAATATAATTAAGAATATAAACTTCTATCGAGTTATACCATTGACTCAGTCAACTAATTATATAACCTTTAATGGATGGGAGATATTCTTGATTAACAATAATTATGTTTATAACGTAGTTGCAAAAGCCCATGATGGACATATAGATTTAACTGAAGAGCCTCATTCATACAATATGGATTTTGGATTCTCAGTAGGTACTGGTCCTGATAATGATACTGAGGTTACTGGTGATAAGTGGTTAGCTCCGTTTGATGAAGATAATGATCAATCTTATGGGGGCTGGGATTTTGGATCCTTGGATAATGATTGTACGATGGCTGTTCGTGCTGCTACCGGTGAATCATGGATTGCCCTATTTAGCTAGTTGCCAAAATTTGAAGGAAGATTGCCAAAATTTGAAGGAAGATTGCCAAATTTATAGGTACCCTATAATCTGATATGATTGTAATTACACCAAAACAAAGACATGATCATCGACATAAATAGTTTAACCATGATGGACAGTTACTACGCCCACATCCTCTCGGACGAGGCTTCCGCGGGGAGTGTCGTGGTCGGCACGGGCTTATCGGCCACACTATTGCTGTTCTTCCAACAATCTTTCGTGCGGATGCTGCCATATCTCGTCATAGCCGCCGTGGTCATCCTGATCGACCTCGTGTTCGGCATCCGAGCCGCCCGGCGCAAGGGCGACCGGATCAGGATAAGCCGGGCGATACGCCGCACGGTCGGCAAGGCAGTGGAGTACTTCTGCTGGTCGGTGCTGGCCTCCAGCCTCGCCGTGGCGACGGGCTACACGGTTATAGAGACCGGGCTGATGCTTGTCGTCATAGGCGTGGAGCTGATCTCCATCGCCCAGAACTGGTACTTCTGTCGGTTCGGACGTCAGGCAAAGGTAAAGGTGGACGCCGCCAAGGTCATCGAGGCCGTGGTGCAAGCAAAGACCGGGGCGAACATCGAGGGGGCTGTCAGCATTGAGAAAGGAGGCGGAGCCGTAAAGGGGGTAAAGGATGATGGGAACAATCAGTAAGGATTTCAGTTACAGAGAGTTCGAGACCTCGCCGACGGCGGAGCGCAAGGGCATCTGCAACGTGATCACATCGTTCGATGTGCGTGACGCGGTGAAGGAGCTGACGGAAAGGGTTCTCCAGCCTCTGCGTGACATTGTCAGGAGGCCGCTGCGGATAAACAGCGGCTACCGATGCCCGGAGCTCAACAAAGCGGTGGGAGGAGTCCCGACCTCGCAGCACGTCAAGGGCGAGGCGGCCGACATCGCGGCGGAAGACCCCCACGCGCTGGCTAAGGTTGTCAGGGACACGCCGGAGATCTGGAGGGAGGTGGATCAGATGATCCTCTATCCGTCATTCGTACACATCAGTCACCGCAAGGGAGGGCCGCAACGGGGACAGCTGCTCTATAATAGACGATACAAGGGAGAAAGGTTCTAATATTCAAAGAATATGAAAGATTTTATTAAAGTATTACTTTACATCTGGCAGTTGCCGCAGAACTTGCTGGGATTGCTGCTGTTCCGGTGGTACGGACACGACGATGCAATCAGGGGCGAACACCGCAGAGCAAAGGTGCTATATTCCCAAAAGATGAGAGGCGGGATCAGTCTCGGAAAGAGGATAATCCTGCCTCTGAAGTATGCCGGGCTGTCAAACTCCTATGTGCGTCTGACACTCGACCACGAATGGGGGCATACGAGGCAGTCGCTTTATCTCGGATGGTTGTATTTGCCTATCATTGGTATTCCGTCAATTACTTGGGCTTGGCTGCATTCTTCATTCAAGAGCTTTGGCACCATCAGCTATTACTCGTTTTTCACGGAGCGGTGGGCTGACAGGCTCGGAGGCGTGAGGCGATGAAGCCGGGGTGGATCCTTCTGCTTGTCGCCGCGCTGGTGGCGGCTGTCTCCGTCCTGAGCTGGAGGCTGGGCTACCACGCGGCGGTCGCCGAAGCCATCGAGACACCCAAGGCTGATACCCTGATCATAAGGGACACCGTCACCGTCGAGACCCCCGTCCCCATCCTAACCACCATCACTGACACACTCCTTGTCGCCTATCCCGACATCGTGATCATACACGACACCACCTTCGTCCAGCTCCCCAAAGAGCGGAAGGAATATTCCGGCAAGGACTATCGTGCGATAGTGTCCGGCTACCAGCCAAGCCTCGACCAGATCCAGGTCTTTCCGGAAACGAAGACAGTCACCAAGATCTTTTCCGCGCCGTCACGAAAAAGACACCATTGGTCAGTAGGCATCCAGGCCGGTTACGGCATAACCTTCCAGGACAACCGCATCATCCCGCTACCCTACATCGGCGCCGGTCTCTCCTACAGCATTGTCGAGTGGTAGTAACGTGAATAAATGGTTAGAAATAGGACTCGTGGTGGCGGATGGACTCGTTGGCGGTGCGGGTCTCCAGAGGGGTGTAGAGGTCTGTCATCTGGAGTGAGTGATGGCGGGCTTGGTCACGAACAGAAAGGAGATCGGTGCGGGCCTTGATCAGATCCGTTATGCCGGTGTCCTTGAGGCTGTAGAACTTGTACTCGGAAGGGAGCCTCAGATCCTTCTTCAGATGGTAGGTCCAGAAGTCTCCGAAATGCTTAGCTGGATGGTGTGCAGGTCCAGGACGAAAGCCGGAACTAAAAAGATACCAGTCAGCGGGGCTTGACAGCACATCGAGGTCGAGCATCAGTTTGAGGACACAATCAGGGAGGGTTACCACGGCATCCTTCCGGTTCTTTGAATATTCGGCCCTGACGGAAATGGTGCCTCCCTTTACCGAAATGTCACCGATCCTGATGTGGCTCATCTCCTTAGGGCGTATGAAGCAATAATAGAGAACATAGCAAGCCAAAAGATAGTGGCGGTTGCGGTCGCTGCAATATTCACGGATGGCAAGCATCGTCTCCTTCGGGATGACGGTGCGGTTCTTTGCACATTTGCGCTTACCCTGAACGGCAGTAAGATTCGCCGTGAAGTCCTCGCTGATGTAGTTCTTCTCCATAAGCCATCCGGCAAAGCTGCGAAGCCAAGAGAGGTAATTGTCTCTGGTTCTGGCAGCCTTCCCGCAATCAAGCCATAGCCAGTCGAGAAACTTCGAGACAACTGATGACTTTAATTGATAGACATAGCACACCGGTTTGTGTTGTTCGCTGTTCCAGCCACGGAACACGTTCAGGAACGAAGTGTAGCCATTGTAGGTCTTGACGCGCATGATGTCCGATTCCGTCAACTTGTACAGATAGCGGTAGTATTTCTCACAGACATCATCAAAAAGAGTGTATTCCTCCGGATTGTTCAGGGACAGGTAGGGATTCCATCCTTGCGAGAGCTGGTCGTTGATGTTGATGACCATGTCGTTGGCGTACCTTCTGCGGGCGGTCACGCCTTTTATCTTAGGCACAGACACCCTCTTTCTTCTCATGCGACCGGTTTCCGGATCGAGGCAATAGAATTCAACATACCAACGCTTTCCTTCGGCGACCTTTGCCGGAATAAAGCCATTCGTCGTGCGGAGACTTGAAGACATTTTTTTTGTTGGGGAAATTTTTGAACTCCCCAACAAAGGTTTGACAGGAACCGGCTCAGACAGCGAATTTTTTTGGCGCAAATCTGGCGCAGCATTTTTGACAATTTTGCCGCAATTCCTTGATTTACAAGAAGTTGCGGCAAATTCGTAGCGGGGGAAGGACTCGAACCTCCGGCCTCCGGGTTATGAGCCCGACGAGCTACCAACTGCTCTACCCCGCGATATTGGACTACAAAGGTACGGATTATTTTTGAATATGCAAATATTTATCTAAAATTTTAGATGAAATTTAGATATTCATAAACTCCTTCATTCCGGAAATGTCGGATTTGGCGAAGGACTTCTGCTCGCCGGTGGTGAGGTTCTTGAGCTGGATGACGCCGGCCTCGACCTCGTTGCCACCGTTGATGGAAAGGAACGGAATGGACTTCTTCTCGGCGTAGTCAAACTGCTTCTTGAGTTTTGACGGCTCCGGATAAACCTCAACGGAGACACCTTCAGAGCGCAACGCGGCGGCGACAGGAAGGACGTAGCGAAGCTCTTCGACACCCATACAAGCGAACAGAAGCGTGGTGCTGGAAGCCAATGACTTAGGGAACTTATCCAAGCCTTTCAAGACATCATAGATCCTGTCGGCGCCGAAGCTGATGCCCACTCCTGACATATCCGGAAGACCGAATATTCCGGTAAGATTGTCGTAACGACCGCCTCCGCAGATGCTTCCGATCTGGAAATCAAGGGCTTTCACCTCAAAGATGGCACCTGTGTAGTAATTCAGGCCACGGGCAAGGGAAAGATCGATCTCTACCGGGCATTTTACACCGGCAGCATCGATCAGGCCGAAAAGTTCCTCAAGCTCGTCAAGACCTTTGAGGCCTGTCTCGGAAACGAGTCCGGAAGCGGAGCCGCCGTTCATCAGCGAGCGCATCGAAGCCAGTTTCCCGGAAGTGGAACCGGACAGTTTCAGAATCTGCTCGATCACGGCGATCGCACCGTCGGTCAGACCTTTCTCACGCATCTCCTCCTCAACGCTCTCAAGGCCGATCTTGTCAAGTTTGTCAATGGCCACAGTGATGTCAACCACCTTGTCCGGGAATCCGCAGATCTCGGCGAAACCCGTCAGGACCTTCCTGTTGTTGATCTTCACGAGCACATTCACGTCCAGAAGGCTGAACACCTTGTCCACAATCTGCACGAGTTCAAGCTCATTGACCTGAGATTTGCTGCCGATCACGTCCACGTCGCACTGGTAGAACTCACGGTAACGTCCCTTCTGCGGCCTGTCTGCCCTCCAGACCGGCTGGATCTGGAAACGCTTGAACGGGAAGGAGATCTCGTTCTGGTGCTGGACCACGAAACGGGCAAAAGGCACGGTCAGGTCGTAGCGAAGACCTTTCTCACAAATCTCTTTGGAAAGAGCGACACTGTTCACTCCCCCTTCCTCATTGCGGTAATCCTCAAAGTTGACCTTTGAGAAACAGTCACCGGAGTTCAGGACTCTGAACAGAAGCTTGTCCCCTTCCTCGCCATATTTTCCGAGCAAGGTTGACAGATTCTCCATAGCCGGAGTCTCGATCTGGGCATAGCCGAAAGTTCTGAAGACCTTCTTGATGGTGTCGAAGATATAATTCCTTTCGGCCATATTCTGCTGACCGAAATCACGTGTTCCCTTAGGGATTGATGGTTTCTGACTCAT